GACAGATTTTGAGTGTTCCGTTACCAAGAAGCTTTCTAACGAAATGAATTCCATCCATCACCTCGTTTTGAGCTTCTACTACATTTTGAACTCCGATCTTTTGTAGTTCTATTCTAAATGATAAGGCTGATGGATCCAGATAAATCGCCTTTACAGGAATATTAGAGAGGAACCGCTTTAAATCTTCTGCGTATTCTGAATCGGTTTTCTGTCTTTGAGCAACTTTAGAATCGAAGTAGTATTCCCTTTCGACCCAGATATTTGGAAATTTATTACGATTGATGCCAACAAGTACGAAAGCACAGGGATTCGAGGTTCCGTAATCTATTCCGACAATATAATATTCTGCATTACTACGAGGGAAGTCCACCACGTGTAGTTTAGTATCGAAAAAGTCATATATCGCCCCTTCAGCTTGAACCCATTTTCCTTCTATAAATCTTTGATACCATAAACCTGTGTATTGTCTAAGTAAATAATTCTTATCATCTTGAGTCAGCTCAGGATTATCATCTAATCGGAATTGCCATGATTTGACATCGGGGTTATCTGTAAGGTAGTCGACTTTGAGCCAATGATAAGGTGAATCTGGGTTGGTTGTGACAAAGATTCTAGCTCCTCCCATAGCGCATCGAGAGACAAGCATTTTGAAGACAGATTCAGGGATAATGGTTGCTTCGTCGACATAAGCTCCTGAAAATGTTGGGCCTCTAATTTTTGCTTCTGCTCTTTCATCGTCTGCACCTATAATATGGACAGTCTTGCCCCAAATGTTAAGTTCACGATTCCCTTTAAGGTATTTTGCGTCAGCTCCAATCTTATTGCTCAGTTGTGGAAGCAAGTTACGCTTAAATGAATCGTAAGTTCTTGTAACTATACAATATTCGCCCGGAGGACCATAAGTTAATTCTTTAATGAATCTCCAAATGGATATATATGTCTTACCAGAACGAACCGCTCCTTCCCATATATTTATCTTTGCATTAGAATCTTGGTATGATCTAATTTGTTTAGGGGAAAGAGAACGCATTCCTCAAAAATAATGTAGATTAGATTGATTGTAAACAAATTATTTTAATAGGGAATCGATATGGATTGGTCTAATGTTGTTATAGCTATATGCACTGCTGTGGGCACCATAATTTCAATTGTGACCATTTTAAATAGAAAGTTTGAAAAAATAGAATCCAACTTTACGGAAGTTAGAAGGGATCTTCGAAGTTTAGATAGCAGAATCTCTAGAATTGAAGGCATTTTAGAAGTTAAGGATATGAAAAGAGAAGGAACTCATGACAAATAAAGTTATATCAGATCTTACTGGCAGGATTAGTTTTCTAGAGGGAAAAGTGAATGCTCTAGAAGTTATTTTACAAATACTCTATGAGCGTTTAAGCAACAAAGAAGAGTTAAAAGTCGTTAAATAGATGTACTTAGCAAAATAAAAAACCCCGACTTACCTACATAAATGAATCACGCATAACGTGATCCTTCAGTAAAGTCAGGGTAAAATCTTTAGTAGTTTTGAGCAGGCGGAGGAGTTGGTCCACTTCCTAATGGAACGTTAGCAACGGAAAGACCCTTCTTTAATTTTTCCAATGTAAAAGCATGATAAGGGTCTGGATTAACTTGACCAATTTGTATCTGAAGCGCGTGTATCATTTGCATGATGGAATCAATTTTAGGGATTGATTGCAATTCTTCTCTAATCTTCTTTATTTGGTCGTATATATCTAATATTGCTTGAGTCTGATAATTCAAATGTTTTGTAACTTGATCGGGGGGCAAAAGAGGAATAAAAGACCAGTATTGCAAATACCTCTTTTCCTTTTCTTCTTCTAAAACTTCAACCTTATGTTCGGAGTTTAATTTTTTAAGCTCATAATCTGTTTTAGTTAAAGGTTTTTTTAACTCCTCCTCAGAAAATTTAAAAACTTCTGCGGACTGTGAGTTGTTCCAAAATGCATATACATAAATATCAACCGGCGGTTTAATTTTATTTGCATCTGTTAAAATCACAATATCTCCTAATTTTTGATCGATTAATTTAGATCATTTTCTCTCTAACCATCTCAATACAAGCTGCCGATGTAAGGATAGCCATTATAAAGCTCAATATCGGTCGCATCACAGTAACTCTAGGCGGCTCGGTTCCAACTAAAGGTATGGATAAAGATAAGTCAATCCATTGAAGAAGCATAACAAGAAGAAAGAAATATACGTAAAATTTATGCATGGGGCTTTCTGTAATTCAACGCTTTTTCTTTCCAAAATGCCATCTCTTTTTCAAGTTCATGAATGTGATGATGGCATTTGCATTTGAGTAATTTAGAGAGAATTTTGTGTAATATCTTCATAATTTACACGGATTTTTCTTCTTTAGGAAGAATTTCTCCTTTTTCTTCAGAAATATAAATGGCATTTATTTCGGATGGTCGAATTGCAGCACATCCTGGATCGTTATTCAAAAGTAAATAGCCGCCTTTTTTACGCAATTTCTCAATTTCTGTGATAAATTTATTGATAAAGTCGAAAATTGGCTGATTATCATCGACGAAATGTTTGAAATTCAAGTCTTTCATAAAAATTTGCACGCATTTTTTAATCATTTTTCACCTCTTAAGTTAAATATTTCCACCATATCACTGGTAATTTCTTCCCAGTCTTTAATGGTTTTTCCTAATTTGAAGTGCATTTTGGAAAATGCAGACCCAAGTGCAGAGTAAGCGATTTCAGAATTAATGTCATGATCTTCAAGCGCTTGCATTATAGAATTTGTTATGTAAAGAATCTCTTTTGCTTTTTCAGAATTGGAAATCTTCATTAATTTCTCCTAATTTTAAGATAAATCATCGAATTTTCGTAAAAGCACACGAACCTCTGGCTCAAATGTAGAATTATTTTCCTTATTTTCCTTATCCCATCCGAATTTATTGCGCATTACCATTTGAATTAATGCAGTCTCTGCTTTTTTATTACCATGAATCATGTCTTCGATAATATTTTCCCAGTGCGCAAATGATTGACATTGAGCCTTTTCTTTTTTTATTGCTGGAAACTCACCGGGGTTTTCCAGGATATATTTATTCATTGTTTTGTATGTAACATCAAAGTCAGGATGGTCAAAATAAAAGGATTCTTGTGACTTTCCTTTAGCTAAGTGTGCACAGTATTGTTCGTATGCTTGTTGTCTAATTTGAGGGATTTTTAACTTGAGACCGTTTTTATTTCCGAGTCTTACTTGACCGGGGAATCGTACGGTTCTTTTTTGTTTCGCCATAATTTAGGGTTGATTTACAATAGCTTATCTTAGGTTTAGCATATTATAATATTTTTTTTAAACTCAAAAATTAATATGTTATAGAGTAAAGGATAAGAAAAGGAGTTATATGGAGTGGGTTCAATTTGTAATATTTTTCTTAGGTGTTTTTGGATTGTGGTTATGGCAAAGAGCTGAAGCGAGAGCTGATTCTCGGCATATGGATGTTCAATTAAAAGCGAATCGTGATTTAATTCATGAGGTTCACAAGGAGAATATCAATTTAATGAAAGATTTTCATTATCGATTACTAGAGATTGAAAAAAGTAGAAAATCATGATCAAACTCTGGCGTGAAAACGAAGGATTTCGTCTAATTATTTACGTATTCGTAGGTTTTTTTACTCTTGCTTTTATATTAGTGAAATTAGAGGAAAGGTATTTTCCACCTCCAGAGCCGGTTTCTAAATTCAATCCTATTTTTAAAGTTTAAGCAATCTCATGGTTTTGCATCATTCTATCCATCGCTTCTTGTCTTTCTTGAGGAGAGGCTTCTTCGTTATGAACAGTTTCTAAATCTCTTTCAGATTCAATCGAACGTCTTTCTCTGTCCATTTGATGGGATTCTCCGTCATTGCCTAAATGTACGTCTACAATTGTGCCGTCAACAATTCCGTAAAATATCAATAAATATGCCGCAATATAGGTACAATTTCTTCCCATATTTCCTCCTTGTTGAAGAAATACTAAAAAAATCTTTCCGAATTTTCAATATTTTTCTTAGATTTTTCGATATTTTCGTTTAATTTTTTTAATTCGGCCTCAATTCCCTTTAAACCCCAGGCAATATATCCTAAACTCACTTCGACTGGTTTTGGTTCTTTTTTATTTTCTTGCATATTTACCTTTAATATCTTTTGTATAAAATGAGTTTATCTTCACGATTGTCTATGAGAGAATTGGGGCAAACGTCCGATAATTACCATTACGTTGTAGTCAAAACTACTCAATATTGTGCACAGACGTTTTTTAGCACTGATTGCAATAAGTACTCCACATAACAGTTCCAGTAATATTTAAAACGATTGCTGCAACCGATGCCGCCGTTGATGCTATTAAATTGCAGGAATATAGTTTTTTTTGAACATCAGTAGTAAGTGCTTTTAAAAAACAGATATTTAAAAGACAGTTGGCGGTAGATAATATAACCAATCCTGTCCCCCATAGAAGTGGAGAAGTAAGACCAAACCCCATGGGACACTGAGCGTTACAATCGAGTGGGATCGATTTATTTAATACTATCAAAAAGAATGCCCCCATTATCGTTGCGAGTGATCCTGTAATAGGCACTGCAGATGAACTATAGGGATGATACGTTGAATAAGATGATTCAAATACATAAGGTTTTGGATCACTTGATATAGCTAAATAATAAGACATAAATGACTCCTTTGCGATTGATAAAAAGCATCAAGGATTATATTTTCAAAGTTCTTTAAAATATATCATTAAGAGGATCGTTTTTATCAAATTCATTAAAGTCTGGTACATCCCTACAGACTCCTATATTAAAAGTGCACTGCCCGACTTTGAATGAATTAGATAGGAGGGCAAAATCTTTTAGATTTTGGATTTCTTGAGGTGTTAGACGAATATCTAGATAAACCTCTTTTTCAATTTGCTCTTCGGTGATTTTCATTGTTTCTTCTCCCTTTCTTGTAATGTTTCTATACTTTTTAACATAATCACTGTTTTTGGCACTTCGCCGTATTGTTTGCTAGAACTTTTTTTAACAATGATCGAATCATTAGAAATAGCTCCGGCTTCTTGAAGGCAATCTTCAATGAACTTTTCCATATTAGTAACGTCGGGCTTGCCTTTGGGATGAATCATTCCATTAAGCATTTGTCGTTTGCGAATTCCTGAAGTACTTTTAGGAATAGGCATATAAAAGTGCACATCAATATAGAGAGCTTCACTTAGAGATTCATGATTGACTTGAGATTTTAATTGCCAAATGGCTTGGCCTTTTTGAAGATGTTTCGGATTATAGAAACCATTTCTTCCCTTTCTTGGAGCCGCCCAAGGTGTGGGATCACCAACGACTTCATATATAATCATATGTTTACCTCCAGTTAAGAAATAATAAATGGAGGAATTATTTTAAAGATTAATTTTCCAGATCTTCGAGGGTCACCGCACCTTTAGTGGCTTTAAAGATTTTTTGAGCGTTTTGTAAAGAAGGTTTGTGAATTTTATGAACGTAATGATGAAGGGTCTGATGGTTGATACCGGAAATTTTTTCGAAGTCACGGAATGATAAATTATGTATTTTTAGATAATCTTTGAGTTTCATTCGAAAAATTGTATAGGAACAATATTTGTTTGTCAATTTGTCACGTTTTCTTTACAAAAATACTGTTCTTGGATTATGATTGGTTCATTAATGAAAAAGCCCGTGCGTCAACACGGGCAAAGGAATTTAATAATTGCAAATCAAAGGAGTCTTGCATTTATGTCTGAAAATATATCAGAAATGAAAGATTTAATCATAAAACTTTATGAAAAAATCGCTTCCATTGAAAACGAGATTTCATTCTTAAAGTTTGATAATGCGTGGCTTACGTACAAGCTAAAACAACAAGAAGCCTTCCAGAAGTATATCGAGAAAAAGTCATGGATATGGTAAAAAAATATTTTAATAACGGAGTTTTTTATGGACTGGTATGACGATCGAGATCCTGAAGAAGAAGAGGAAGAAGAACTTGATTTTTTCAAGGCATACGCTAAATGGGAAGCTAAACAATATTATCCAGAAGAAGAACAATAGGAGAATGACATGAGTTTACAAAGTGAATCAATTGCAAAATTAACAGAAGCTTTATCAAAAGCTCAAAATCAAATTGAGGGTGCTAGAGAAGATAGTAAGAACCCTTTTTTTAAAAGTCAGTACGCTGATTTATCCAGTATTTGGAGAGCCTGCAAAAAGCCCCTAACTGAAAATGGCCTTGCGGTTATCCAAACTATGGAAAGTAAAAATGAGGAAATAATTTTAATAACCACTCTAGCACACTCTTCCGGAGAATGGATTAAGAGTTCTCTGCCCGTTATTGTAACCAAAAGAGATCCTCAATCTATCGGCTCTGCCATTACTTATGCAAGACGTTATGCACTGGCTGCGATTGCAGGAGTGTGTCCCTATAACGAAGATGATGACGCCGAAAAAGCAATGGAGATCGTTAGAGAAGAAAAACCTCAGAAGAACTCTTTAGATATCCTTTTAAAAGATTATCCAAACGAAGTGGAAAAGCTAAAAAAGATCAAGAAGGTGAATTCGATTCATGATCTAAAAACAGAAGAAGTCACAGGATTTGTGAACTATTTAAAAGCAAAGAAATCTGAACTACAGGAAGTGTAACATGGAGATAGGATCTAAAGAATGGAAAGAAAAAAGGAGAGCCACTGTAGGAAGCAGTGACGCTCCTGTTATCATGAGGGTATCGCCTTATAAATCTCCTTACCAATTATGGGAAGAAAAGGTTTTTGGTAAAGAACAAACTATGAATGGTGCGATGTTTCGAGGAAACAAACTCGAAGAATCAGCTCGTCATTGTTTTGAGAAAAAATTTGGAATTGAAGTTTTTCCAGAAGTTTTAAAACATCCAGAAATAAATTGGATGACAGCAACTGTTGATGGAATCTCTTCTAATCGTAAACATCTAGTAGAGATTAAATGTCCTAATCGTAACGATCATCAATCTGCTAAAGATGGTAAAATTCCTCAAAAGTATTATCCACAATGCCAACATCAACTAGAAGTAAGTGGATTAGATAGCATGTATTACTTCAGCTTTGATGGTGACGATGGAGTGATTGTTGAAGTTGAAAAAGATAAAAAATACATTTCCAATTTAATCAAAGAAGAGAAAGCTTTTTGGGATTGTATCAATAATTTAGAAGCTCCAGAATTTACCGATCTTGATTGGGTGGATATGGATGGTGATGAAAACTGGCAAGAGCTTGCTCCACGTTATAAAGAGATCGATAAGATACTAGAAGAACTTGAAGAAGAAAGAACTTTTTTAAGGGCTCAGTTTGTTTTATTTTCTTCAGGTCGCAACGCAAAAGGTTGCGGAATCAAGTTGACTAAATCGATGACAAAAGGGGCGATTGAGTATTCAAAAATACCTGAGATTCAAAGTGTTGATGTAGAAAAGTATCGCAAACCATCTTATGTAAAATGGCGTACTTCGATATTGACTTAAAATAATTTTTATATATATTGGAGTTGAAGGTTTTCTTCATTGATATTCTCCATGTGTGTGCGGGGCTTAAAACGTCCCGCTTATTCTTGTAATATATTAGGTGGTCGTCCTGGGCCTTTTTTAAAGCTTATTTGAGGAAGATCTGGTTGTTTAATATTTCTTTCCTCAATTTTAGTTTGGATTTTAGCAAACTCAATCTCTAATTTTTTAAAGTCATTTTGTAAATTTAGATGAATATTTTTTAAAGAAACTACATCAATATCATACCCTTCAACTCGAAATTCTAAAATCTGAAGTCTTTTTTCTGTTGAAAAAAACATATCCACCAATTGTTCTTTAAGGTTTTCAGGTTTATTTTGGATTTTAACCAAATCCATTTGTAAATTCCTAAGATCACTGTGTATATTTCCTATTTCACTAAAATTAACGCTATCCTTTTGTTCGAACATCGCCATCTTTTTTTCCAAAGTTTCGTAATGATTCCAAATATTTTGCTTATCCATTTTTCTGACAAAATAAAAGACAATTTGGACTATTAAAAAACTAATTATACAACCAGAACACACTATTAAACTCAATACTAATTCATTCATAAAACCCTCATGTTAAATAAGTTTAAGGTAATCAATGATAAACTTGAAAGTCAAATGTTTTCTAGACTTTTATTGAATATGAACTTAAGATAGGGATTTAAAAAAGGAAATTAAAAAAAAAGAAGGGTGACCCAACCACGAACCACCCCCAACAAAAAAAACCTTAGCGTGTTGTAGCTTTCGCTAACCTCACAGTGTAGCAAAAGTTATAACGACAAATATACCACGAGCGTACATTTAGTCAAACGAAATTGTTGGGGCAAGTGAAAATGGTTGGGTCTCCTTCGTAAAATAAAGGAGATTCATATGACAATGATAAGGGTCGAAAAAGATAAAGACCATCCATACGTAATTCTTAATAAAAGTTTCCTAGAAGATAGCGAAATCTCTTTAAAGTTAAAGGGATTTTTAGCTTTTTGTCTTGCTAAGCCAAATGACTGGAAATTTCATATCCGACAACTTGCATCTACTCTAAAAGAGGGTAAGGATGCCTTATATAATATCATTAATGAAGGCATCGAACATGGGTATATTCAAAGAGAACAGTTAAAGATAAATGGTAGATTTTCAAATAACAATTATATCATATATGAGAGTAAGATTAAAAAAATTTCTACCGTGTCTGGAAATCCCGACACGGAGAATTCCGATGCGGAACCACAGACACTACTAATTAATAACTATACTAATAATAAAAATAGTAATACCAGTGTAGCCCCCAAAGGAGACTACACTCCCCGTAAAAAAATCAAAGAAATAAAAAAAGAAGTGGCTGTTGAAGTAGTTATTAGTCAAAGACAAGAAGACGATCTTCTTCAAAGGGTCAATGGAGATGAAAGATATTTACAGAAGATTTATCAGAAACTCTCGGATTGGAAAATATCCAAAGGAATTACCGGTGGTCTTAACGATTACAGAACGATTCTAAACTGGGTTTTAAAGGCAGTAGAGGAAGATGAAATCAAATCCCCTGAAAATGTTGTTAACAAAGTAAGAGAATGGCTAAGAAATAACATTAAGCAAGAAACGGGAAATAGGCTCGTTAAAGAAGGTTTGATTATTCTTGGGAAAGATTATATTGAATTTCCAAAAACAAAAGATAGCTACATAAAATATACTGACCCAGGAGCAATTTCTAGGATTGAAGGAAATTTAAGAAAAATAGGAATTTAACCTAAAAGATAACCGGCGAAGAATGTAAAGGCTACACCGGGATTACCATTTAGTCCGACTGTTAGGGCTCCCCCTGATAAATAGTTAGCCTAACAACCACCCTGAGAAATGGGTAACTCGCTGTCCAACGGCTACTGTACCAAGGACATCTACTACTTTTGCTCCTCCGGCGATGTTTATAGTAGAGGTTACTGTATTTCCTGCACTTAACGGAACGGCAACAGTTGCCATCCAGTCTAAATTGTTTCCATCGGATTGTTGGAATGGACCACCACCATTTCCGTGATAGAAAGTAGTCCCATTTACAACTATGTCCATAATTCCAGAGCTATGGCCTACATTTATACCTGTCATATTAATAGCTGCTGTAAAAAAATAAGTGCCAGCAACTGGAGCTGTAAAAGTACCGGTAGCGGTATTGTAGTTACCTCCAATATCTTGAATTTCGGAGTCAAAAATTACAGTATAAACTGTGCCATCACCAGTAACGTTACTTTGGGTTGCTGTTACGACAGCTAAAAAAGCTGGTTGACGTGGTAAAAGAACTTGTCCTGCAGTAAAAGCTACTATAGTGTCGTTTGTCCCAAGTGCTGTTCCTTGAGATAACTTCCATTTATCGGAATCCGAGTTATCTATTCCCATCTCCCAATTCGTTACTCCGCTAACATTCCAATTTAATGTAGGATCTGCTGCCGTTGCACCACCTACTACAATGGTTTCTCTAGCTGCTGAAGATGCTGTATTTGAAGGGTTGGTAACTGTAAGTGTATTAGTAACACCTGAAATCGATGCACCAACTGTATTATAAATCGCGTTATTTGCTGAAACCATATTTTCCCTATGTTAAAATCTCATTACCAGCAGAATCTCTAATTCTCCACACTGTATCGGCTGTAATACACACCATTTCTATACACGCACTTGGTTCTGAAGATCCCACTGTACCTGTGACACCCACTGTTGTTGTGGATGCTCCAAGTAAAATAGATTGGCCCGCATTTTGAGTAATTAACCATCCACCAGCGCCTTTTCCAACAATAACTATTGTAGACCCAATTGCACTGGTTAACGGCAATAATAGTTGTACGGGTGAAGCATTGTTTGTAATATATCCGTGGTCATTGACCATTTGAGTAGGACCTACAACAGTAACTTCTGTCCAAGCGATACCACCACCCGTAGAAGTGATAGTTATTGTCGAACCGGCGCCTGAAGTTGTTGTACTTCCCGCGCCAAAAATATTTAGATTATTAGCGGCTGGAGTAGCACTTCCCACATCGGCTGTATAAGTCAGAGCAACACTTGCATCGGCATTTATTGTTATTGTATCGCCTGCTCCTGCTGTATTAATTCCTGTTCCACCTAAAACATTTAAGTTATTTGCAACTGGTGTTGCCGATCCGGCATCTTCTGTAAAAGTTAAAGGGATGTTTGCCGCTGCATTAATTGTTACGGTGTTTCCAGCTCCGGTAGTCGAGATTCCCATTCCTCCGACAATATTTAAAACTCCTGCAGCTGGAATTGCAGTACCTACGTCTTCATCAAATTGCTGAGCAACGGCTCCATCTAAAGTAATTGTAAGAGTATTTGTTCCTGGATTGCCGGTAACGGTGATATTTGCACCTGATAGCAAATTGATATTGTTAGCACCATCTGGACCAACTGCACCGCCAGCATCTCCTGTAATAGTAAGAATTCCAGTCCCTGTGGAAGCCATTTGCACCCAGGTTCCGGAAGTAGCTGTACGATCAACCATAATCCAAGCCGTATCGTTAGCATCGTTTATCCAAATATCAAATATTTGAAAGCTTCTGAAATCACCACCTACTCCAGAAACTGGATTACGTGCAGGATCAAGCCATTTTCTCACTGGAAATGAGTTTGTCGCAGGGTAAGTGAGAGTACTTCTATCTACAAAAGGCATGTTAAAATACTTTATTTATCTTTTTTGTTAATTTTTTTACGCAATTACATATTCTGTTACAACTACTAAACCAGCTGTTCCCGCTCCTCCAGCAAAAGGACCGTTTCCATTCGTTGAATAAGCTCCGCTTCCACCACTTGCATAATTGCTAGCTGCGTTACCTGCTCCGGTAGCAAGTTTACCAACACCACCAGCTCCATATTGACTATTGGCTCCATCTCCACCAAATTGATAGGTTAAAGCAAGTACACTATGCCCCAAGCCATTATCACCATCATGTCTAAATGACCCACCAGCTCCACCTGTACCACCAGCAGCTCCTACAGCTTGAGAGCCACCGCCAGCAGCACCTGTAGCCCCTCCAGCACCACCGTTAGCAGAAATCAGTGCACCCACTGATGTATTTCCACCAGCTCCTCCAGCAGCTCCGGAATTTGCAGCTCCGGCTGCTCCAATTGTTACAGATTGGGAAGCTCCAATAGTTGCTGCGCTAAAAACACCTCGTGCATATTCACCAGCGCCACCTCCCGATCCTACTGAAGCTTGGCCGGCAGCTGTAGCTGCAGCACCGCCACCACCACCACCTCCTCCTAAAGCTTCAATAATGCAATACAACATCCCAGAAGTTGGTGTATACGTTCCGTTAGCGGTGAATGTCTGAATAACAACCGAAAGTGCTCTCATCGCAAGAGTTCCAGAGCTATTTGTTGCAGCCAGTGCGCTATTTGCTGTAGTAAGTTGTCCTACCACGTTATTAGCAGTTGAATAAAGAATTTGTTGAGAAGTTGTAGTTAATGGATAAGTTGCTGTTGTAAACCCTGGATCGGAAGCTAAACCGTTAGACGCTAACAAAGCGCCCGTAGATGCAACTGGACCCACTTTAGTTATTGTTGCTGTTCCTGCTCCAATCAAAACTGCGTGATTTGTTAATCCTGTAAGTTGAATGGTTTGTGTATTTGCTGTACCTGCAGCTGTAGTACTGCCGGTCCCAACTATATTGAAATTACCAGCTAATGGACCTTGTGCTCCACCGGTATTACCAGTTATTGATGTAATAGCACCAGATGCTGAAACAGCTTGGAAAGTCGGATCTGATGCAGGACCATTAGACGTTAAAACTTGTCCCGAAGTTCCTGCTGATGACCATGTTATAGTAGTTCCGGGTCCACCACCAATAGCAAGACCGTGAATAGTTTGAGTGCCTAATTTTGCAGTTAAATCATCAGGAGTTACCGCACGTGTAGTATCCGTTCCGGCAATTGTTTCGGCATTTGTAGCGATTTCAATAACACCAATTTGGGTAGTAGAAGATGGAATCCCCATTACAGTTAGAGTATTAGTTCCAGGATTTCCAACAATATCGATCCCAACGGTATTATTTCCAACTACATCTATATTAAAAGATGCATCTGGGCCAACTGCGCCACCAGAATTACCTGTTAAGGTTTCAATAGGTGATCCACTTCCGCTTCCGGTAGAACTTAATGCACCACCTTGAGACATTAGACGCCTCCAGTAGCACTCACTACTTCAATCCAAACAGCACCACTTATAGGGGCACCTGCAACTTGTTTTACATAAAATTGAGTTCCAACAGGAACAAAAAGTCCATCATCTTGGATTTTATTTGTCGAAAAATCAAATAAAACAAAACTTGAAACAGCCAGCCTTAGATAATTATTTACACCATCCACAGAAATGTAGACTTCGGCATTCGTTGAATTTACAAAGCGTATAATACGAGCGTGATCTGTTAAGGGTGCTCCAACAACTGCATAAACTGCTGAAATACCTCCAAAAGCAACTTCTCTTACTTGATCAAATTGTGCTCGTGTTCCATACGCCATATCATTATCCTACTAATCTTCCACAGAAATATGTTGTTCTTGTAGCTCCGCCTAAGATATCTACTGTTGCTGCAGCTTCACCACTTACTACTACAGTTACTGTTGCGGTATTGGTAGCTGCCATATCAGCAAGAACGTTAATATCAATCGTTTCATCTTGAGCACCAGCTGCCTTAATAAATGTTTTTGTATAAGTTGCTGCTGTTGTTACGATATTGATCACAAATGTTGTTGCAATTGTTGCACCAGTAAAGGCTACTTGTGCTCTTAAATCGTAAATACCAGTAACAGGAGCAGTAAATACCCCTGCTGTAGTAGCATTTCCACCTCTATCAAATACTTCAGTTAATGCATCAGCACCTATTGTGTAAGAAGTACCATCCCCTGTTTTATTTACTGCAGTTGCAGCTAAGTATTCTAAGAAACATGGGTTAGTACTTTGAACAACGTTACCAACTAAAGTTAAGTTGCCTGATCCTGAGTTGATTGTTGTAGCAGAAGTTGTGTTTGTTGATCCGAGAGTTACCGCATTCGCTCCAGCTCCTGTAGCGATCGCAACTGTTTTACCACCTGTTGAGTTAGCAACGTTAATTGTTTGAGCTCCTGTACCACCGGCAATCGTCATTGTTCCTGTATTAGCACCTGTTCCACCGAAGTTAATCGTTCCAGAAGTTGTACTTGGAGCGAATGTATATGTCGACGTTGCAGCACCATCTAAGCTGTAGTTACCTGTTCCTACTCTCTCTGTAAGAGAAGATGTAGTGTTTGTACTTCCGATAGCAACGATATTAGCTCCAGCACCGGTTGCTACGTTAAGAGTTTTACCACCAGTTGAGTTGGCAATATTGATTGTTTGTGCACCTGTCCCACCAAATATTGTAGCAGTTCCTGTGTTAGCACCTGTTCCACCAAGATTGAATGTACCTGATGTAGCACTTGGAGCGATCGTTACGTTTCCTGTAGCTGCGCCATCGATGCTCAAGTTTCCTGTTCCATAACCAACTACAGTTGCTGATGTTGTGTTGGTAGAACCGAAGGTTGCAGTTTTAGCTCCTGCTCCTGTTGCAATGTTCACTGTTGTAGCAGTAGCATCTGTACTTACTCCGATAGTTCCTGTACCTGAGTTAGCAGTAATTGTTCCATTTGTTGCCGTAATTGCAAGCGCACCAGAACCAGACTGTACTGTTGTTGCAGAAGTTGTATTTGTAGATCCAAACGTTGCTGTTTTTGCGCCAGCACCAGTTGCTACGTTAACAGTTGTTGCAGCAGCATCTGTGCTGATTCCCATGACTCCTGTTCCGGAATTATGAGTTTGAGCACCATTTGTAGAAGTAATATTCAATGCTCCTGTTCCAGACTGAACAGTCGTTGCAGAAGTTGTATTTGTAGATCCAAATGTTGCCGTTTTAGCACCTGCGCCAGTAGCTATATTTACTGTAGTTGCTGCGGCATCTGTTGAAATACCAATTGTTCCTGTTCCAGAGTTGATTGTGATTGCACCATTACCAGATGTAAAAGCAAAACCACCAGTTCCTGCTTGGAGAGTTGTTGTAGAAGTAGTATTTGTCGATCCAATTGTAACTGTCTTAGCACCTGCACCAGTTCCCACGTTTACAGCGTTTGCTGTAGCATCAGCACTGATATTCATTGCGCCTGTTCCAGAAGCAAGAGACATCGTTGAGTTTGTAGAAACAAGTGATGTACCACCCGATCCAGAAGTGATCGTTATAGAAGTTGCGCCTGTCGCGTTACCAAATGTATTGATACTCGCACCTGTTGTTGCAAGTGTAGTAGCACCAGCGGAAGTTAAAGTAGTACCCGCTTGCATACCTGTTGTAGAAGCAATACTTCCCGGAGCTACAAATGCTAAAGGGATACTAAATGTTATATCCGCTCCTGCACCTGTTGTTTCGATTTGGCTTCCTGTTCCGAAAAGGTTGATGTTACCAGCTACAGGAGAAATCGCTCCTCCGCTATCACCAGTAAGAGTATTTAATGGCCCAGAACTTGCTCCTGAAATTACCCAGTTTGCAACGCCGGCAGAAACTTGAGTGAGTGTAAAAGCGTCGCCACCAACAATATCAATCCAAACTTGTCCCAGATCGTATCCAGTGTCAGTTGTTAGAGGTGCTCTACGTGCTTTAATGGGTAGTGGATTTTGATTATTAGTCGGCTGGGGCAACCCATAAAGTGTCGCAGCCTGTGGTCTTATTTTTTGTACCATGACCTTACGCCCTTGTTAAATGATTTCCTTTACAATACTAGGGTAAAACAAAAGTGTCAAAAAATTTTTTGAAAAATATAAAAATATTGACAATTGAAAAGAGATGACTAGAAATGTAGAATAGAGAGTAAAAGGAGGAAATTTATGTTTTTGAAATTCTTTTTCAGCATTTGGTTTCCTATTATTTTTGCAATTTGTATAATAGGATGGGGAATTTATTGGAGTATTCCACATGGAAAACGAAAAGATGAATCAACCTGAAATTGTAAATGAATTAAAAGAATTTGGTTTATCCACAAGAATATGTAATAGTTTAGCTGGTTGGTCCGATATTATTACAATTGAAGATCTTTTAAATACTTCTGTTGCTCGTTTGTTAAGATGCAGAAATTTTGGAATTCAATCTTTAAAAGAAATTCAAAGAAAATTAAAAAAACATCCTAAATTTGAAAATTCACCATTAAATATTTCTTTAATTTCTTCAAAAGTTCATAAATCTCCTAATGAATTAAGGCTTGAAAGATTAAAGAAAAGTATTGATAATAGAACCAAAAGAATTATAAAAGCTAAACAAGAAATAGAATTTTTAGAAAGTGAGATTGAAGAACTTATAAAGGATAAATAATGTCGACACTACTTTTAGCAATAGTTTGTATTTGGGCATTTTGTACTTTAATATAGACGATAAAAATGTTCGGTATATGGTTAGGACTTTTTATTTTGGTTGTTCTTGTCGGGATTTATAGTTAAAAGGAAAATATATGGATCAAATCATACAATTTTTACAAGGCTTTGATATTCAAAACATTTTGAGCATTCTTGTTATAGTATGGCTATTTTCTAGAAATCTAAAAACAGAGCTTAAAGAAATTAAACAAGAGTTAAAATCTATAGATGTTCGTTTGACTAGAGTAGAAATTAGATTCGATGAAAGGGATCGCTATGAATCTAAAGATACTGGAACTCACGGAAAAATAAAGGATAAATAATGACATACATATATGGAATTTCAGCAATTTTAGGAATTATTTGGTTTATTAGTTCAATAGATAAAGGTGATCTTTAATTCTCATAGCCTAAAAATCTATATTTAGGTACATTTTCTTCTTCTTGAAGTTTTTCATCTAATTTTTTTAATTCTTTAGTAAAAATACTAATATTTTCCTTAGAAGCAGCTTTTACAGCATTTAAATAATGATTTCTAAGAGTTGGAGAATTCCAAATACGGTATCCTATTTTCCCTACTTGATATGGTATAACACTTTTTGCAGCTGCTGCGCCAATAGGAGCTCCAAAAATATGCAATAAACCAGCTGTTAATGGGGAATATTTAAGATTATTTTCTATAAATCTGGAAATAAAATTGGATTGTGCAATTGTACCAAATCCTTCTTCAGCATTTTTATAAGGTTTATAAAATTCAGGGTTTTTTTCTCCATAATTTTCTATAACGTTATTTAACCAATGATTTACTTGTTTGGCTAATTTACGAGCCCTATGTTGTCCTTCTTTACCAGGGATTTCGTACAGTTTTTTTGTAAGTTCTTCATTGAAACTTCTTTTTTGAGCCCATGCTTGTCCAATGTTTATTTTTCCATCTTTGATTAAACTACGAGTTTTATCTATTGAATTTAATACAAATTTTTCTGAATCTGCTAAATTTTCTACGGGTCTTGCTTTAGTAATAGAATTTTCCAATGTTTCTAGATTTTTGGATAAATTTTCAGCAGAAGTTGTAGCATTTTTAGGTAAATTTTTTTCAGCTTGTTGGTATAAATCAGAAATATATTTAGTTGATCTACCCTTATCGAATAAAGAAAGCGCAAAAAAAGCACCGACTTTTGCTAAGTTACCAACATCCTCTCTGTCTCCAGAAAATTGTTTTGCTACTTCTCCAGTAAGATTAGCGCCTAAAGATTTAAAAAAACTAGATGGAACTTGTTTAATTAACTGTTGAACTTTTGAAAGACCTTCTTGGGCTTTTCCAAGTTTTCCTCCAGGAATTAACATTAAAGCTGTATCTTCAATAAGGTTATCCGTAAATTCCTCAATCTTATTTTTTGGTTTTAAAAAATCACCAGTTACAGATTCAATTCCTTTTCTATGTGTTTGAGTCGTTGGAATGGCTTTTCCCAAAAAAGTTTCTTCATAAGGGAGAGTTTTTTTTCCAGTTAGAGCTTTTGTAATAGGACGTGCTGCTAGTTCATTTACTAATGATAAAACATCACCTGGTAATCCAATTCCGCGTGTAACTAAATTGGACGCAGTACGAGCAGGAGTTCTTACTAATTCTTGACCGATCTGTTTGGGAATATTTTTATCTGATTTTTCTTCTTCTAGTAATCGATAAGCCATTTAGTTTACCGGTATCCAATTTTTTCCGTCGCTTCTTAATTTTTCTCCAGTTTCATCATCAATAAAAGTAGCTCCTTTCATTTTTGAAGGATCTGGAAGAGTCGTAAATTGACCAATCGTATCAAATTTTTTAGATAATTTATCAATTTCGTTTTCAGATCGTTTTTCAGCTATAGACTCAGCCACATCTGAATCAATATTTCTTACGCCACCCGCAGAATCATAAACTTTTTTCAAATTTTTATAATAAATAGAATTAATATCGTTTACTATTTTCATTTGCTGCAAAATTTGTCTTCTCCCTTCCTCAGAATTAAGAAGAGTGGGAAATCTTTGAAGGTATTGCTGTAAGTCAAAATTTGTTACACGGGAACCAAATGTATCTTTAGCTCCGGCTGAAAATTCGTTCAATGTTTTTACAAATCTTTGAGCTTCAGGAGTAGTTGCAAAAGCGAAGTGTAGATTTCCATCTTTATCAACGTTCAATCTTCCAAAATCATGAGGAAGCCTTTTAGATTCATTTAAGTTATCTAAAATTTGAATACGTTCTTTATCACGACTCATTCCTCTTAATTTTGTTCCTGCTTCCTGAAAGACGGGCAATCCTGTTTTATACCTTTCCGCTGATCTTGCTATTTTTTCTTTTGCCGTTAATCCTTGATCTTGAAGTCTAGATTTTTGAATTGCAGATTGAATTTCATTATCTTCCACTCGTTCAGGAGTATCTTGAATATTTTGGTTATTAATTGGAAATTGTCCTAGATTTCCTCGTTTGAATTCATCTAACACTTCTTTAAGAACTTCGGTTTTACCTCCTACGGTGGCACCTGCAGCTAAACGGGCAAGTGGCTCTGGATATCCAAGTTTTTGAAATTTATTTGTTTCTAATTCTAATTGTCTTTTTTTATGAAACTCTTCTAAAGACTGAGTCAATCCTTGGCTAATTCCACTCCCCAACCCTCTTCCTAATTTTTGTCCAAAGCTTGGAACACCTTCTAATATTTGTACTTGTGGCATAATTTATCCCTTACCAAACATATTTTGTAAAAATCCTAATCCGGGGATTTTAGAAAGTCCTGCTAATCCTCCCAAACCTGCCGCTTGACCAATTCCAGGAGCAGCGCCTGTTAATAATTCTTGCCACCAAGGTTTCTGTTTTGGTGTAAATCCCATTGTATTCATTCCAAGAAGTGATTGAAGTTGATTAAAAGGAGCTTGGGCAAAACCTAAAGCTTGAGGTATTGCACCTAATTGTAATTGTCCACGTAATGAAGCTAAGTTTTCAGAAAGTCCGGCTGCCGCCTGCGAAAGAGCTTGTTGAAATGCACCTGATCTTTGTGCACCAGCTCCCATACTTGAAAATCTTTCAGCAAGTGCTGGAATAGTTTGTTCTTCGAATTGTCGCTTGAAAGGTCTTTCAAATTGCTCAAACGCTTCAGGTGAGCCTGATAAAAGATTTTGAAGATAAGTTTGGCCACTTTGGAATAAAGGATTTTGATTCAATCCTTGAGTCCCTCCAAGAGAAGCTAGTAGTTGTTGAAATAATTGTGCTTGTTGTGGATTGAAAGTAGAAAATGCTTCATAGCCTGCCGGAACTGACATAAATTGATCCTTTTTTCTCCAGAGTATCAAAAAATTATTTTAACTGGAAATTTTATCACCTACAGCTTATAAAATTTTTATATATATGATTAACCTTGAAGAGCTGATTAATAAAAGAATTGGAAGAGCCGTAGTTCTAAAATTTATAGAAAAAAGATTTGGACATACGATATGGGAATGTATATGCGACTGTCAAAGAATTTTTAAATGTTGGAATACACGATTTAAAAAAGGATCTTTATTTGAATGTACGCATTGTACTAAAGAGCGCAGAATAATTGATTTAACTGGAAAAATTTTTTATAGATGGACTGTAATAGGAAGAGCTCCTCCAGATAAAAGAGGGAAAACCCAATGGCATTGCAGATGCGAATGTGGAATAGAAAGAATAGTCGCAGATAATTCTTTAAAAAGGCCAAGACATTCAATGAGTTGTGGCTGTTTAGGACGAAAGTTAAAATCCAAATGGGTAAATCCTTCTCTTTATCCAAAACAAAGCTTTTTAACAACATCACAGAATAATTTTTATCAATGTCGCTCAATGCTAATTCATAAATGTTATAATCCAAAACATCCAAGTTATAAAAAATTTGGTAAAAAAGGTTATAATGTTTGCGATTTATGGAGAAATGATGGAAGAAATATGTATGAATGGGCAATTAGCCATAATTGGGAAGAAAGTAAAGTCATTATATTAAAAGAAGGAAAAAAACAGTTTAATCCTGAAAATTGCATAATAATTACTAATGAAGAATTTAGATCATCAATTGCCAAAAAACAAGGTATATATATTAGTTATAATGGAAGAAAAAGAAAATTAAATGAATTAAGAGAGGAAAAAAATATTTCTAAATCTGGATTAAGAATGAGAGTTAAAAAATATAATGTATCATATAAGAAAGCTTTAGAAATGCCTCGAAAAACTTGGTATTTTATTAATAATTTGACATCTAATGATCTTGATAAAATAAAAAAAATATATAAAGAGGGTGCTTCTTTAGAGGAAATTAAAAATGAATTTGGAGTATCATCAAATGCGATTTCTTATCTTTTTAAAAAATTTGGAATAAAAAAACGAGAATTTTATGATCGTTCAGGAATTTCGAATAATGAAATAAGGAATTGTTTAAAATCTGAAATGACTATTTCAGAAATAGCAAAAAAATATAATGTCAGTTGGACTTGTATAAAATATAGAATAAATAGCATTAATAATATTAAAAGAATAAGAAATTAATTCTTCAAATACTCCAATACCACAATCCCACTCGTGATATTTGGCGCCGCAGTTCCATTAATCACATTAATATTAGTTGCATCTACATTGATTTCGATTTGTTGATTCACATTCGTAACCGAGGCATAAGGAATCGGTCTATTATCGGGAACTGCTGTAAGACATGTACCATATATATGCGTGAAAGTAGTCGTGGTATTTACTCCTGTAATTCCATGAGGAATAACAGTAGTCGCACCAGCAACTGTTGCAGCTAAAACAAACGATTTACGATATGTTCTCCTTTTGACTTGTGGATTACCGACTGTGAACCACTGCTCACCTGTTAGAAATTCCTGCAAATCAAAGATACCTACTTCACGAGTATTAACGGTATTTGCTAAATCTCTATATAACTCAAGAAATTTAACTCTAAATTCTTCAAAATTTTCAGGGAAAAATGTGCTTGTTGCAATGAATGGTCCAAGACTATTTACAGGATTAAATGTCATAAGAAATCCTACCAGCTGGGCTTACCTGATAGATTAAACCATGAATCTTGATATCAGATGTTGTGATATCTAAATCTCTCATTTGAACATCGTTCATCGTAAATACGTTTTGGAAAAATGATCCAAATACATTAGAAAAAACACGATGCCAGATTCTAGTTTGATTAGAAGAAAATGATGGGTTCGGTTCGGGCGATGTTAAAATTGTATCACTTTCAATAACTACTGATTCATTGCTGCTTGTGTAAAAATTGGAAACAAATTCCCCATCTGTTGTACGATCGATATAAATGTCCAAATAGTTTACTCTTACACTGTCAGATTTTTCATAGAAAGGATTGAATTGTTTTGTTTCTATAAAAATATTCGGCATATGAGTAATCAGTCCACCACCGGTGTAAACACCAACAAATGTTCCTGTATCTAAAATAAACGTATTTACTGTTGCCTGTGTAACTTTATAGATAACGTTATTGATTCCAGTTGTACCTTGAACTCCTGTGATCAAGACATATTGATTATTCACCAAATTATGATTAGGAGCGGTTATTAAACGAGTTGCAGGATTAATGTTACTAATCGGAAGACTTGGTGAATTTTGTCCTAGTTGCTGTAATTGAGAAAAAACCACAACAAATCCACGTTGATTCCCCGCAATTACATCTGGATATCTTGCTTGTAGAATTCCTGAGTTCCAAGAAAAATTAGATGATTCCCAGGTACGATTTAATTGTGCCCATGTAATGTCTGAAAATCTTTGCCAGTATCCAAAGCAAGTAAAGCAATCATCAAATTCCGCCCAAGAGCCATCTAGATAATTAAATACTAAAACTTGATTGGGGAATGTTAATTCATAGGAGGGAGCTTCATTGTCTTCGTCAGAATTAACAGGAAAAGTCCAATAAACAAGCTGAGCATTATAGTCCCTAATGCCATAAACTCTCTTGACCCCGTCATTTTTATTTTGAATTTGAAAAACTTCATCCGGTATCTTTTGATCAATTCTTTGAACGTTGACAGAATCGCATGTGATAATACCATAATTTCCCACTCCAAATACACCTCTATCAAAAGGTACTATACTAAAAGTAGATTCTGTTCCAAGTTCTGTATTTATCTTTTGCCAAACGAAAGGAAGGACCTCATTTCCTGTATATACAAGTTGCCAAGTTGATCTTTCGAAATATACGATGAGTGTGTCTTTAATAAACTCTGCTGAAACAATTGATTCGGCAGTTGGTGCATCGATAAAACTCCCTTTACCAACTACATCGCTTCTCCATGAATCTACTTGGGCCGAAGAACCATCAGGAAAATCTCCATAAAAGGGAGTTCCATTTTGACACCATCTAGCTCTTTGTGGAAAACGTGTAGTAGCTCCTAAATTCGCTCCTTCTAAAGTATTTAAGACAACTAGTCTATTTTTATAGGGAAGAATAATTAAACCACCCGTTAAAAAAGTATTAGGACCTGTTGTGAGTTGGGGATTAAAGTTTCTCCATCCTGTAGCTGAAGTTCCCGGTGGAATAGGTCCTGGTAAAGTTCCGTACCATCTTATTCCATCTCTTTCTGCTATTAATGAAGCATTTTCCGCAGCATGAAAACCAGCAATATTATTTGTAGCCCAAAATGCTTGAAAATAATTTACCGACCAAAAAAGATCCGAATCCGTTCCAGTCCAAATAAATGTATTTAATGTCAGAGCAAATGTGTTTTGAAAAATGAAATCATTAGTTCCAATGTCGAATAAGTAAGAATATCGTGTATCGAACCCGATTAATAATTCATCATTTAGAGCAACCTGTTCACGAACTCTAAGCCCCATTACAGGCAATCCAGGAACATATATAACAGCGGTAGGAGCTATTACCGGATGATTAATAGTTAATGCCCCAGTGGCTCTATCTAACGTTCCAGAATACAATGGATCGGTACTAATTAAAGCGACAGGAGAAGCTCCTCCTGGATCTGTTAAAATTACATTGCCAATCCTAAAACTTGCAACCGCCTCTGGTATTCCTGGTGCAAAAGTACCATCCAATAAAACCGTAACAAACGGGGAAGCGGCTGTTACTCCAATTGTACCTTTCAATCTTCCATCATTACCCACAGATGTGAAACAAGATCTGCGTTGAATTCGTCCTCTAAAAAGATATGCATTTTCAAGTGTAGGAAAAGAGTCATTGTTAATTAAAAATGGCTCAATATCTCTTCGAATACCATCTCTTAAATTAACAATTGCAAAAGAAGAACTCATGCTAAAATCCCAAAAACTACTACGTTGATATCACCTGAGTCAGTTGCAACAGCAGCACCGTTTCTAATCAAAAAACTAGTATCAGCAGCATTTCTTACACCTATTTGAACAGTTACTCCTGTTGAATTGAAACTAGGAAAAACAACAATGGCATAAGTTGTAGTGGTAAAATTCCGCGTATAATTTAATACATAACTTCCAGCTGATACACGTTGAACTGATGTAACGTTAAATCCTTGAGTGGGAGGGTTTGTTCCTGCTGTATTACCATTAAACTGACACCAAGCGGCGGCTGTGATTCCTCCACCGGTTAATTGGGTAACAGTTGCAACGTTATCTCTTTGAAAAAACAATTCAGAACTTGTTCCTGATAACTTTTCATATAAAGCCAATTGTGTAGCATCACTACCTGGATCCGCAACCAACCTAGTAAAATCAATTTGTCTATGTTTACCCCGATCAGCAGCTGTCGCATCATCAAAAGTTACATGGTTTACATCAAAAATCAAGTCTGCTTGAGAGAAGTTTGTTTGAATTTGCGATTGAGACTGTGCAATAATATCATTAGCTTGTGGAATTGCAGGATTATAGGTCATAAATTTCCTTTAAAAAAAATTTTTATATATTTTCTTATTTATAACATGACATAAAATAGATGCAAAGCGAGACTTTAATTTATAAGCTGGCGTAACTCAATTGGTAGAGTACCCGACTTGTAATCGGATTGTTGAGGGTTCAAGTCCTTTCACCAGCAGTTTTTAATAAAATCATTGCCATTGGTATCGTTATTTAGTATCATACCAAATATGAGAAATAAGCATCTTTCAACGCTTAAAGCCATTTTTCATGAACCCATTTTATCTAATATAAAATGGAAAGATATTGAGACTTTATTTATTGGATTGGGGGCGATTGTAGAAGAAGGAAGAGGATCCAGAGTTAGAATATACCTTAATGATCAAGTTGCAGTTTTTCATCGACCCCACCCTAGAAAAGAAACAGATAAGGGAGCTTTAATTTCGGTGAGAAAATTTTTAGTAAGTGCTGGAGTAAAACTATGAAGTATAAAGGATATCAAGGAACGGCTATTTATGATGACGAAGCCAAGGTTTTTCACGGAGAAGTAATTGGATTAAAAGATGTAATCACTTTTCAAGGTTATAGTGTTGATCAATTAGAACAAGCTTTCAAGGACTCCATCGATGATTACCTAGAATTTTGTGAAAAGATTAAAAAATCCCCCGAAAAGCCTTTCTCTGGAAATCTTATGCTTAGACTGCCCCCTGAAATTCATAAAGAAGCAGCAATAGAAGCTAAATATCGCGGAATTAGTTTGAATACATTATTAATCGAAGCAATCAGCAAAGAAATTCACAGAAATTAAAAAAATTACACAATGGATAACCAAGAATATATTTTTAAAGAAACACTCGAAGCTTGGGAAAGAGGCTGTGAAAAAGCACGAAAAGTTGCAATTGAAACTAATACCTATCTTGTTTACGAAAGGAATGGAAAAATAGTCAACATTCATCCTATTACAAATGAAGTAGTTCCAGATGAAAATTTAGAAACCTGAGAATAGATTCCCAAAAGGATACCCTGGAAACCCTGACTGTTCGGTATAAATAGTTGCAGTTCTTTCACTTGTATACTGAACAATTGTCCTTCTCAATGCTAACTTCATTTGTTCTTCTAAAAGTGGTCTAAATTTCTGAAGATTTTCAAAGTCAGCATTATCTGCAAATATCTTATCAGCAGCACCATAAGCAAGCAATTGCCACCATTCTTGTAATTGAGGATCCACAGTCCCATCAAAAGAACCATCCGGATTTATTGTGAATGGAAGAGGATATTTGTAAGCTTCAAAAGATACTGTATAAGCTTGATCTGGAATTGGGTACAAATACATCTGATCTTGGTAAAACACAATCGATTGTGGCCTTGATGCTACATATGGTATATATTGCACATTGATTGCATTTCCAGTTGGGATATTTTGTCCAAAACCAGTCGCATTAATATCTATAGCCCCAGTAATATAGTTAACTGTTCCTCTATATACAAATCCTGTAACCGCAGTAGTACCAGGATCATTTGGTAATATCAAATTTCCCAGACCATCATCAATTAAAGTGACAGAGGGAGCAATTCCACTTGTC